TCGGAAAACTATACGGAGGTGAAAAGCTAAAGATGTGCGCCATGGAGTGTGTCATCAACGAAGGTAAAAAAGAATACTACTTCTTCGTTAATAAGCGGAATAAAGAAACCAAAGAGTTTGATGACAAACTACAATACCTCTGGAAAACAGAGAAAGCCGAAGATCTTACTGTCGAATATAATCTGAATTTTGATGAAATATAATGATATAATCACACTTAACGAGCAATATGTCGTTAGGTTCGATGCTTTAACGAAGGATACTGTTAAGGTTGGTGCTTTAGATTTTAAATTGGATACTAGATTCAATAGACAACATCACGCGGCTGAAGAAGGTCTTGTAGTAGCTGCTCCAGAAAATGATATAATCAAAGTAGGAGATACTGCAATATGTCAATACTTAGTTATTGAAGAGAAAAATAGACTATCTGAAGATGCGGATGGTTATTATCAATTATCAACTAGAGATCAAATATTTTGCATATTAAGAATGGATGAAATTATAATGATAGACGGGATGATTTTGGTTAAACCAGAAGAAACCGAAGAAAATGAATATGAGGAAAATGAATTTGGATTCAAAACCCTAAAAGCAGAAGTTAAGGGTAGAGAAACTATAGCTGTAGTTACCCATATTGGAAACGATGTTACTAATGTTAAAGTAGGAGATCGAGTTAAAATTCACAAAGCAGCACAATATCCGATTACTCTTAATGGAGAAAAGTACTATAGAGTAAGATCTAATGTTGGATTAGTCTGGAAATACAAGAAAGATGGCAAGGCGTAAAAACGAAGAAGAAGATACAACGGATGAGGTATTGACTCGCATTATGGAGGATATATCCAATTGGGACGAGCAAGCAAAAACACAAGAACTTATTGATGCTTCTAAACATGCTTTTAATGAGTTAGTTTTAGCTTTAAAAGAACCATTAGATTTAAAAGAATTAGCCGATGAGAAAGTTCAAGCAGCCGTTAAAGCAAAAAAATTAGCTTTAGTTGACGCTAAGGATATTCTTAGAATCATGAAGGATCTTGAGAAAATGGTTGAAGATGGTGAATTAGATCTAAGTGAGAAAGCAATTCATCAAGCTGGTGGGCCTGAAGCTAGATTTAAGAGAAAGAAAAAAGGACAAAAGAAATAGATGGCGTTAAAGGAGATTTGGATAGAAACGGGTGAAGACTACTCAAAGAGCAAGAAGAAATTCAGCTATGGGTACAATGAGGACATCGACACTGTAGTAATATCTAAAGATGGTACACTAGGTAAGGTAATCGTAATTGATGGCCTTAGAATCGGTCTACCGAAGATTCCTAACCATCCAAGTAAAATTATAAATGGTCAAGTTAAAGACCCTAAAAATCAAAAATGGAAGAGAGTTGAGCTTCCAGATGAATTAGACGGAATACCTTCCTACGAAATTTACAACACCTATCCTACTAATTTCACTACTAAGTGGGATAAGTATATTGATAAGGAATTTGATCGTAGGGAGAATGGTGTCTGGATAATGATCAACGGAGAAGCGGAGTTTATGCCCGCGCAATGCTACATGTTCGTTCAATGGAATAGCTTAGGTGGTAATCGGTATCCTAAATATCGGTATGCACAACGAGTTCTATGGACTCATTGGGCCGCATGTGTAGCGGATGATAGATGTCTAGGTCAGTGTTATTTAAAAAATAGACGGTCTGGATATTCTACAATGAATAGCTCTGACGATTTAGATCATGCAACATCTCATGAATTTCATAATGTGGGTATCATGTCTAAGTCTGGTAAAGATGCTAAGAAAATGTTTGTAGGGATGATTGTTCCAGCATTCCAGCAATATCCATTCTTCTTTAAACCTCTAGTCGAGGGTAGTAACTCACCTAAATCATCATATGTTTTTAAAGAACCAGCTCAGAAAATTAGTAAAGCGAATAAAACTATTAAAGCTGGTGGCGGTCTAAACTCTGAAATAGAATGGTGGAATACTGGACTAAACTCCATGGATGGTATGCATATCGAAAAGATGTCACTAGATGAGATTGGAAAATTCCCTAAAGATGTACCATTCAATGAGTACTGGCCTATCGCTCTTGAGTGCTTAACTGAAGGGGGAGATATTACGGGTAAATGTATGGCTGGATCTACAGCTAATGCAAGCGATAAAGGTGGAGATGAATTTAAAGATATATATAATGCAAGTAAAATACACACAAGAGATGAAGACACTGAACAAACTGAAAGCGGGCTTTATTCGCTTTTTATACCAGCTGAATACAATCTGTCCAAGTTTATGGATGAATTTGGTCATCCAATCCTCTATGATCCTCCAAGTCCAATTCTAAACGAAAAGGGTAAACCTGTTAAAAAAGGAGCTATTTCTCACTTAAGAGCTAAACGAGAACAGCTTAAAAGTAAACCAGCTGCACAAAACGAAGAATACAGAAAGCATCCATCTACAGAGTCTCATGCATTTAGAGACCCTAGTATTAATTCTATTTTTAATATTAGTAAGATTTATCAACAAAGTGATCATAATGCTAATGTAAGGAATATAAAAGCTGTTCGTGGAGATTTTCAATGGAAAAATAATGTAAGAGATTCAGAAGTAATTTGGATTCCTAGTCCTTATGGCAAAATGCTAATGCGTTGGATGCCAGCCAAAAAGGATAGAAATAAACGAGCTACTCTTAACGGTAAAAAAACTCCAGCTAATAAGGAATTTATAGTTGGCGGTATTGATAGTTACGATATTGGGGCTGTTGTTAGTGGTAGAGGATCAGATGGATCTATGCATATTTATGTTAAACATGGATTTGACGAAGAGGTTAATAATGAATTCGTTTTAGAATATACTAACAGAGCTGCTACAGCTGAAATATTCTTTGAGAATTGTCTATTGATTGCATTCTTTTACGGAGCTGAAGTGTTAATTGAGAGTAATAAACCAAGAATACTATATCATTGGAAAGAGAGAGGATATACTAAATATAGTGCTAGACGATGGGACAAAGCTAAATTAGGAGTTTTTGAAAGACAATACGGAGGTATTCCAAATTCAAGTGATGCTACTAAATTATGGCATGCTCAGTCTATAGGAACTTATATTGAAAATTATATTGGAATTAATGATAGTGATGATCCTGATCTAATGGGTCATATGGGTAGTTGTCATTTTCCTTTATTATTACAAGATTGGGAGAAATTTGATATAAATAACAGAACTAAATTTGATAGAACTATTAGTAGTGGCCTATGTCTAATGTTAGCAAATAAACAAGGTAGAGCTGTTAAGACTGACACTGATACTGATGAAGACTATCAATATGTTCGAACCTATTAATAAACCAAACTCACAGAGATGAAAAATCCCTATATTTGCTAATACAAAACTCTAAATATGTCTAGGAATAAAGAAACAGTATCGGGATACCCAGATCCAAATGTGCCAAACGAAGATAAAGATGAAGCTTATATCTTGCAGTACGGCCAAAAAATGTATGAAGATTTTAAGAATAATCAATATTTTGGGTACTCTAATCGTGCTAGAAAACTTCATAGCAAATCATATAGACTTTCGGAAGAAGATACCAACATTTATAAGACTAGATCAAATGTCAGTGGAGATGTTGCATATTCCAACCTAGATTACACATCAATTTCATTAGTTCCAGCATTCGTAGATTCAGTAGTAAATTCCATTCTAGACAAAGGGTTTGAGATTACTGTTCACGCAAGAGATAGAATGACTAGTTCTAAACGTCAAGACGAACAAAAGAAACTTACTGGACAAATGTTAGGTAAGGATTTTTCTGAAAAGATATCGGCTATGTTTGGAGTAGATGTTAGATCTAAAAATGTTCCTACAAGTAAAGAAGAAATTGAACTCAGAATGGAGACTGAATATACTGACGATTTAGAGATATCTCTAGAGCAAGGTATTCGGGAAGTTCGTTTAATGAACCATTCAAAAGAAATTGATCGTTACGTTTGTGACGATTTAGTTACATGTGCTGAGGGAGTAGTGAAGGTGAACCTTAATAAAAATGGAGAAATCAAATACAGATATATTGATGCTGTAAATTTCTTCAGAAGCTATTCCAAAGAACCTGATAATAGAAGATTAAAACATGCTGGTCACGTTACCACTATGACTATCGCTGAACTAAGAGATAGAATTGGACCAAGTGACGGATGGGATGAAAAACGCTGGAAAGATATCGCTAGTACCGTAAGAGGTGGAGGTGGTATGAATAATGGAACAGCTATCAACTCAAATGAGAAAGAAGGAAATACTAATAGTGGTTGGTGGAGTTCTGTTGAAGTAGATGTCGTTGAATTCGAATTTGTTGATTTCAATTATGACATGTATGAATTTAAAGATACTGAATACGGATCTTACATTTATGATAAAGATTCTGATTTCGAACCTGAAGAGGGTTCAAATAGAGAAGTGATTAGAGATACATATCAATGTGTATATAAAGGATCTTGGATAAAAGGTACTGATTTCATTTTTGACTATGGTAAAGCTCATAACATTTCTATCAATCAAGACGATTTTTACACTGCAAATCTTAGTTATATTGTTTATTCTATGTACGGTGCTTCTATAGTTCAGAAGATTATTCCTTATGTAGAACAAGTTCAAATGATACATATTCGTATGCAGAAATTAGCATCCAGAGTAAGACCTGATGGTGTAGCTATTGATGTTTCTGTATTAGAAAAATCTGTTAGAAATGGTGATGGTGGATTCTTTAAACCATTAGAGCTTGCTGAGATGTACGATGAAACTGGTAACTTCTTATTTAGATCTCAAGATGAAGATCCTGATATGCCTAGAAGTGGCCCACCAATAACGAAATTAGATTCTAGCATTAAAGATCAATTAGATTCATTAGTAGTCCAGTACAATCACAATGTACAACAAATTAGATTAGTTTCTGGTGTTAATGATTTCAGAGATGGATCAAACACTCATCCAAAAACATTAGTAGCTGTTCAACAACAATCTATGCAAGCTAGTAA